GCGACTTTACGTTCCAGCTTCTCCAGTTCGCCCTGCAGTTCCTCCCGGAACCGATCCAAATCAGGAATGACCCGGATCGAGACCTTCCCGACTTCCTTCGAACCGGCCATCTGAACCTTCCTCAGCCAACTTTTGGGCCGCGATAGCGGCGAATGAACCAGCGCCGCGGCGCTTCGGACGGTCAGGGATGGGGAACGGCTCCGGCGGCTTCGGCCGGGACTTCACATGCGCCGACACATAGGTGTGCTGCAAAGCCCGAACCGCGTTCACCGTCGCCGCCGCCGCATACCGGGACGCGTCCCAACCGCGGAACTCCTGCCCACCACGCACAGCAGCGTTGAACCGCCCACCCTCAGGCAAGCCGCGGATCAACACCAACAACCACAGCGGGGTCAGCGGGCTGCCCGGATGCATCAGATCCCGCAAATCCACCCGGTAATGCTCGAGCAGGTCAGCGGCCAAATGCTCACCGTACTCATCTATGAGGTCGGCGAGCCCTCGGCTTCCCCCGCCTGGGTGCCCTCCATCCACCGCGAAAACACCCGCAGCGTCAACGCCAAATCGTCCTCAATGGACTCCACAAGCCTCGCGCCGAGCTTCTCGTTGTCGGCCACCAAAGGCAGGATCTTCAACGCGATCTGAGCGGACTGCTCAGTGGCCACCAAACCGTCCTGGTCCTCGTCTTTCTGGATGGCGGACAGCTCATCGAGCAGTGTGTACACCTGTTCCCGGGTGTTCTTGGGGAGCCGCAGAAGGTTCCGCAGCGTCAACGTTTTCCCCTCCCCCAAGTCCACTTGGCAGGGGGCGAATTCGCGCTCGATGTCTTCGCGGAGGGAATCCAAAGTCAAAATGTTGTTGTTGGGCATGGCTGGGCCTTTCTCATAGCGGGTCTTTGGCGGGCAGTGTGGTGAAGGGGGGAGGGGAGCGGCCCGCCAGGAACTCCCCTCCCCCGGCCTACTCACGGGACGAAGAAGTCCTTGTTGATCCAGGAGAACTTCACTTCGGTGTTGTGGCGCAGCAGCGTCGCCCGGATGGGCAGCGCCGCGAACTCGTCGGTGGCCATTTCCACCGCATCGTCCCGCCTGAACGACGCCTTGTGGGCGTGGAACCCGATCTTGTTGTCGCCGTCCACGATCAGGATGAACAGGGCCTTCTCCACCGGGACGGTGGTACCGCCGGCCACACCGAATACACCGGTCGTGGTGGGCAGGGCGTCCTTGCCGTAGTACAGCTCGAACGCACCCGAGTCGAACTGGTGCAGTTTGAAGACGAGGTAGTCAGCGACCGGTTTGGTTTCCACCTCGCGCAGCGACTCGTTCTGCCAAGTGCCACGCGTCTCCAGATCGCCGCCGTCGTAACCGAACTCCGGCAGATCATCGCGGGAGGTGTGCCCGACGTTGACCCACGCCACAGGCAGTGTGGTCTTCGCATCCGCGGCAGCCGAACGGCCACCGGCCTTGCCGCCAGCGTCAGCGTCGGGGTCAACAACAACATCGTCAACCCCGGCTTCGAGAAGCAGCTTCGGGGTAGCCAGAGCGGCAAGCTCAGTTGGGGTCGGTGCGGCAGTTCCGACCGGGGCCGTGAAAATGAACCCAGTCGCAGCGGTGATCACCGCTTTGTCATTGATTGGCATGTCTATTTACTCCTGTTACTTGATTGGAAGGGGCCGAACCCCGAATGCGATAAGTCCCTGAACCCGCCAGGAGTCCTGGAAAGGAGACGGGTACTGGGCGGCGCCAGAGGTCTCCCGTATTGAATGCAGATAGCCGGTATCTGTTCGTGCCTGATTCCTCGCAGCCGAATACAGCGCCTCCAGGGCGTCCTCGTACAGCTGCTCGGTTTCCACCAACCCCTCTATGCCGTAAGCGGTCAACTCAATGACCGGCATGGCCAACTGGGTAGGTCTTCGGTCGTGCCGCATCCCACCGATCCGCCTGACTTGCAGCATCGGGAAATCACGAAAGTCGATGTCCTCCACCCAGGAACCGACCTTCACATCGGGAAACGAGTCCCGCAGGATGGGGAGAATGACCGACTGGATGCGAGGCATCCTCGACATACTCACCTCCCTAGGCTTGGCTGTGCGTCCCCGTCATGATGTAAAGACCGAACGGCGCTCTCGTGCGGGTGCCCTCCAACTTCCCCGAGGGGGCGTGCCCGTACTCGATGGCCATCGCGTTCTCGGCGGTCATGGAGACGTGATAGTCGCAGGTGTAGCGGCCGTCCGCTTCGGACACCTCGATGGCGGTTTCGCCGGCCGAGTCGCGGTCGTACTTCACCCATTTCGTTGATGAGCGGGCAGCTGTTAAACGGGTTTGCGCGATGCCCTCCAAGCGGCCCGCTTCGTCCCGCAACGCACCCTTCACCCCACCCATGTGGGCGATCATCCCGTTGAACGCTTTGCCCTTCTTGTAGATCTCAGCCATCAGTACCTCTTGATGGTGTAGATCAGGTGGGCGGTGCGCGGAGAGTTGCTGTACCTCAACGGGTCACCGTGGATGACCCACCGCTCACCCATCCACTCAATTTGGGACTGGGCACCCAACACGCATCTCAGGCCGCGGGGGAACCGCAGCGAATACACCTTCTCGCTGTCGAACCCGTCCCCGTACTGGTCGGCTGAGGCTGCACCACCGGAACCCAACGGTTGGATGCGTGCCCTGGCGCGGAACCCGCACTTAGCGGCTTGGGTTTTCGTGTTCCCGTCCGCGTCGGTGACCTTTTCCTCCGGGAACACAACCACGCACTGATTACCCCTATCGAGGAGGCTCATTGGGTGAGTGCGGCTTTCACGTCCGAGGGCCGGATCAGCTTCGTGCGGTCCTTGAGGACGTGCGGGATGGTGCCGTCAGCGACGAGCCTCTTCAGCCGGTTCATGGAGATGTCAACGACACCTGGGATGCGTGTCATCGGGATCGGAGTGTCGTCTTCTCCACGGCCCTCCACCCGGTCACCGTGATCTTCGGTGGAGCCTTCCGCCCAGGACTTCCCGGCCAGCAGCAGCTTCGCCAACGACTCTGGCAGGTCGACGTTGATTTCTCCGTTGGTGATTTCCATAGTCACAGCACCTTCGACGGAGCGTTCACGTTGACCACTAAAGCGCCAGCAGCGAACTTCGCTCCACCGCCGTGCATGATTGTCAATGGCTCGGGCTGCGGCTTGCGATCCTCAAAGACGACGATGCGACGGCCATCCTTGTCGGACGCCTCCCACAAAACTTTCGCGGGTCCACCGGAACCGGACTGCACATACGTGCGTGCCGGGGTGGTAGCGACTGAGGAGACACCGATGTAGCGGCGGTCAGCGCCGAGCGCACCGAAGGTGGTCCTGTCGTTGCTGCCAGTACCACCGGCCCATCCCGACGACGCGCTGCCGACCCAGTTGCTCACCGTCACAGAGTTTGAGGCGAACGTGTACGTCGGATTACCGGCACGGCCAGTCAGATTCAACCCGGTAGTGCACGTGACCACAACTTCCTGCGGACCCTGACCCGGCGTGATCGGCAGGTCGTAATACTGCACCGCACCGCGAGTCGCATCAGTGGCCGAGCCGCCGGTAAGGAACTCGTTGCGGTAGGTCATCGTCTTACCGCCGTAGGTGACCTTGATCGTCCACGTCGAGCCACCAGGAACCACAGACGGGATCGTGTAGGCCAGGAACACGAAGGCGTAATCGTCAAACTCACCCGGGGTGTGCATGTACCGGTTCGTCATCGTGTTCAGCGCCGTGACAACGTACTCCCCCTGGCCGACAGCGGTGTTGGAGACCCGCACCAACGCCGGGTCGGGTGTGGTTGATGCGGGGCAGCACTGCCGCCGCTCCAACGCGGTGACACGACCGTCAAGCCCGGACAGATCATCCCCGCCTCGGAGTGGCACAGTGATCCGCGTCGGATCGCCAATACGGTCCTTGCTGCCGATCATCGGGGCCATCTTGTTACTTGCAGTCACGGTTTCACCTTCCCTTCGATTTCGATTCCAGTTGCGTCGATCAGCGCCATCACAACATCGTTAAGCAACCAGAACATCGCCCGCACACTGTCTACCGTCGCGTCGGGGCCGTTCATCGCATCCAAGACCGCCTGCACTGTGGTGTTGGTGGCGGCAATCGCATTTGCGACCGCGTTCTCCACGTCGCCGCCGAACTCAGCCAGCGCGGCTTTGGTGGCGTAGGTCTGCACCACATGGTCAAGGACCTCCGCCAGTTCAGACGTGTCGGCCTTACCGGTGATGGTCGCCTCAAGCGCATCGAGTCTTGCTGTCAGAGAGGCGTTGTCGGCTTCCAGTGTGTCGATCCGAGCCTTCGCCGCACCCAGGTCGGTAGCGGTGTCGAGGATCATTTGGGCTTGCTCGCCGGTCAGGCCGGTGCCGTCACCGCCCCCCACACCCAACGCTTCCAGGGCCGCGACAGCCGCCTGGAGCGCGGCGATAGCGGTCTTGTTCTCCACCGTCTTGTCGTAGGCGAACTTCAGGTTGCTTTCGAGGTTTTCAATTTCTTGCTTGGCGATGTTGACCCACACGCCGACCTTGGCGACGTTGTTGACAACATTGCCCGTCATGCCGACGAACGGTGCGGAACACAAAGCGTTGATCAACGCCTGGTACTCGGTCTTGGTGGTCAACTGCGAGGTAGCCGCAGCCACCGCCGCATCGACCGCCTCCTGGTCGATACCGCCACCAGCATCATCGACGGTCAACACCCGCTTGCCGTTTACGCTGACCTCGCCGCCCCGCTGGGTGACGAAATCGACACCCACCTTGTGCTGGGCACTAGTCAGGTTGTTCGTCTCGAACACCACCGAGCCGTCACCAGCCTTAGTGGAGTCCAAACTCATCCTGTCGGTGACCCTGCCAACCTGCGAAGCAATAGCAGCCTGGATCGCAGGCCCCGCATCAGTCAACGCCTTCTCAATAGATGCATCAACCTGGGCCTGCGTCACCCCGCCGGCCCCGCCAGCGGGAAGGTTGGCGATGGCAGCGTCGACAATCGCCTGAACCTGGGTCTGCGTCAAACCACCAGACCCACCGCCCGTGGGGAGGGTGCCCAAACCCCCACCAGTGGGCTTCGGGACACCGTAATCCCGCTCCAAAACCTCATAGATGAGGGCTGTAACACCCACAACCGTGATAACAGTTGCCATAGCCTTTAAATCTCCGCCCTAAGAATCGTGTGCCCATCGCCCAACAACAGAGAAGGAACCAGCGTCGTCAACCGATTGCGGTGAACACCCAATGTCGCCCACTCATCGGGCAGGATCTGCAACCTGCCCGTCGTCAACTCCTTGGAAAGCTGGTAGGTGTAGCTGCCGTCGGTCTCCGAAACGAAACCCTCCGGGTTGCGGCACAACCGCAACACCGCATCGGCCTCAACCTGAACCAAGTCCTCCACATCCAGCCGGCCCGAATCAATCCAGGCGTCCAGATCGGGAATCCTGCGGCGAATCAGACGCTCCACATCCTCGAGGCGAACCTCGACGAGCGCCTTCTCCTCCTCGGTCAAAGCACGCGACCAGCGCACCGCCACATCACATGCCGACGCGAACGCCATCTCTCACGCCCCAACCTTCTTCGTGGGGGCTTTCTTCGCCGGTGCCTTCGCCGGCGCTTTCTTCGCCGGGGCTTTAGCCGGCGCTTCTGCCGCAACCGCATCTTCCGCGGCAGCCTCCCAGCCGCCCGCCGAAACCAGCACACCGGCCAAAACCTCCGGCACGTCGGCTTCCTCGCCGCTGACCTTGTTTCTGATCTTCATCGCTTTGCCCTCTTCCCCGGGTTCGGGGGGAGCCCCGAAGGGCTCCCCCCGATCACGGTCACTTGGTGAGTTTGACGAACGCCTCGGGGTCGTCGACGAGGACACCGAATTCGGCCTCAATACGTACTGCCAGGAGATTGTTCTGCCAAAGCGACACCAGGCCGGACCCGTCACCGTTGGCCGACATGTCCAGCGTGGCCTGATCCGACACGTCGTAAGACAGCCCGCCGATCTGACCCCACACGATCTTCGACCAATCGCCCTGGAATCCGAGGATTCCGGTGTCGTTGGCCGGCTTCGTCGGGTCGGTGACGTGATCCGACAGGAACGTCGGGCGGCCCAACACCCGGCCCGAACGGAACGGCGAGTTGATGTCGGTGTAGGTGGCCTCGATGAACAGCGGGCGGTCCTGCTTGTCCTTCGACCCGTTGAGGACCGGCTCGGCCAGATCATCGAACAGGGTGCCGTTCCACTTCTTCTTGTCCTTCAGCAGCAGATCCAGGCCCTTGTTCAGCGAATCGAACGCGGTGTCCGGGCCGGCCAGCTTGATGGACTTAGTGGTGTCGGCGACGCACTTACCGAACGGGCTGTCGATGCCGTGCAGCACCGCGGCGTCAAAGGCAAGCGCGATCGCCTCGGCGACCTTCGTGCGCATCGTCGCGAGGTAGTTGCCCGGGTTGACCCGGACAACCTCGGCGCTTGCCGCGAAAATGGTCGCGATCTTGTGCGGGACCACTTCCTGCTTGGTCATCGAACCCTTGGTGACGGGCTTCTGCTCACCCTCACCGGTCCACTTGGCGCGAACATCACCATCCCAGTGCGGGATACGAACACCGGTCGGCCCCAAAGGGATCTTCCGGGCGATCTGCTGAACCACGGAGGTCTTCTCAACCTCAGCGAAGTAGTCCTGAGACATCACCGGGTCCAGGTAACCCTGGAACATCGTGTCGCCGG